TTAAATCTTCAAATATTAATCTTGAAATTTCTGCTCTTTTACTTACAAACTCTTCAATAGTATATTTTGCTATTGTAGCTTGAATTATTTCCTTAACTCTTGGTCTAATAAACCTTTGTTCATGTTTATTGTTAAAAGTTCTATATAAATTCTCTGGGTCTGTGATAGAAGCTTGGACTGTAAACTCTAATTTTATACTTTGCATATCCTTTGTTGAAACTTCCATAGTTGTGTCCATTTCTTCTGTTTTTCCAAAAATGTATGTTTTCTCTCTTGTCTCCATAAATGTTTTTCCTTGAACAAAAGGAATTTTTAAGTGCAAACCCTCAGTTTCAACTCTTGTTATTTTCCCAAATGTTGATATTATAGCAACCTCTCCAGTATCAACTGTATAACAATTAATTAGAGCTAGTACAAGCAACAAACCAGCTACTCCTCCAAATATTCCTATTTTTAGATATTTTTTGAATTCTTTTCTTTCATCTGTATAATACATTTTATCCTCCTAATCTTTCATATAATAACTACCAGTAAATCCAGCAGCATTTAATATTAATCCTTTAGCCCAACTTATTTCCTCAGTCATAGTTTGTATAACTTCTTCTAATTTAACTGTTGTTGGAACATCAAGTATTACCTCGTCATGAACATGGAATACTATTGGCCACCCTTTTGCTTTTATTCTTAAAAGTGTTTCAGTTAAGCAATCTCTCGCTATGGCCTGCACAATATTTTCCGTTAATTTACCGCCATAAGTTTGGATAACTTCCCACTTCTTAGTAGTTTGGTTAATCCCCATATAATGCATCTGCATTTGTCCAAATTGGTTTTCTTTTAAAAAAGGTTTTGGATAGAAAAGTTTTCTACCACTTGGCAATTCTATTGTGAAAAAGTCTTGGCCATAAATAAAGTCATACTCTCTTGCTAACTTTACACACTTAACCATTTGAGGTTCTCCAGTTTCTAAAACTTCATCTGCTGCATTCTCTAATGCATACCATAGCTCCACAATTCTTTTAGATGATTTTCTCCATCTATCAACAATGTCTTTCATTTCTTCATCGGTTAAGCCCATATCTGCTGCACCCATAGCAGTTAAAGCTCCAACACTACCTTGGTAACCTAGGGCTAGCTCTGCAACTTTACCTTTGGCTCTAAGATGATAATTTTCTTCACCTTTTGCTATTGTGCTTATTGGCACTCCAAACATTTGAGAGGCTGAGGCTTCATAAATTTTTCCATGAGTTTTGAATACTTCCATTCTCCACTCTTCTCCAGCAAGCCATGCTATAACTCTTGCCTCTATTGCTGAGAAATCAGATACAACAAAGTGATTACCTTCAGAAGGGATAAATGCAGTTCTGATAAGTTGGGATAGAGTGTCAGGTATGTTTCCATAGAGCATTTCTAAAAGTTCTCCATCACCTTTTTTTATAACATCTCTAGCTACATCTAAAGTTTCTATGTAGTTACGAGGTAAGTTCTGTACTTGAACTAATCTTCCTGCATATCTGCCAGTCCTGTTGGCTCCATAGAATTGTAAAAGACCTCTCACTCTTCCATCTTTGCACATTGCTTCATCCATAGCTTTATACTTCTTAACAGATGTTTTAGAAAGCTCTTGCCTTATCTCCAAAACTCTTTTTGCCTGTCCATCTTCTAAAGTATTTACCATTTTTTCAACTGTAGCTTTTTGTAAATTCTCAACTTCTTCTCCAGCTTCTTCTAACCAGCTAAGTAGCTGACTAGTAGAATTAGGATTATCTAATTTAGTTATATCTTTTGCTTCTTCTAGTAAATTAGCCCTTGATAATGCATCTATATATAAAGCACCATTTACTAACTCACTATCAACTTTTACTCCGTATGCATTCATAAAAGTATCCAATACCCAAAGTTTCCATTCCCTGTCAGGGACAGGAAAAGCACTTAATCTTCTACCTATTTCCATTTCAGTAACTACATCTTGTATACAGTATTCTTTAAACAATTCCCATTTTTCTGGAGCATGTTGAGGCAAGTTTCTAGTCCTATTCCCATTGCTCTTAGTAGGATTACAAGGTATGCAGAAGTATCTTATTAAAGCACTACCAGTAGTTAATTTTTTCTTATCTTGTGGTAAACCCATTGCATTACCTATTGCAGCAAGACCTGCAGTATACCCACAATAAAGACCATGTACCATAGTACAATGCCATTGTTCTAGCGGAGTTTCTATTCCAGCCATGTTCAGACACCACCATTCAAAGACAGCATTGTATGCATACTTAATACAATACTCATCTTTTAAAAGGTCTAACACTTCTTCAGGAATTGCTTCACCTTGAGCAAGGTCTACTATTTTTACATCTTGACCATCAATAGAATAAGCGAATAGAAGTATCTGAAAATCATCACTCATTGCATATTTATATGCACCCGACTTACCTATGTCTACAGAGCTAAATGTTTCTATATCTATATTTAAAGTTCTCATAATCGCTCCTTTTTTGAAATTGAAAGGCAGTATTAAAACTGCCTTCCTTATAAGTTTTTATAGGATTGGTTCTCCAGTAACTGGATCTATATCAACCTCATCAAATTCATTTTCTGCCTTAATTCCTACAGCTGATAGAGGCTCTCCATCCATTAACTTTTGTACATTACCAAGTCCACAACCTATTCCTTTTTTACCACTTACTGCATAAGGGAAAAAGTTCACTGATACTCTCGCATAAATTCCTGAATAAACTTCAGATTGATTAAGAATTGGTTGTAGCTTCGAGTCTACTATTCCTGGTTGATAGTCTATTTTTGCACTTGCTGTAAATACCCAATGACCTTTACATTCGGGTCCAAACTCTTGACCATCTGATGGTCTTACACCATCTCCATCATATATTGGGATAGTTGGTTTTGGAGGTTTTACTCCATTCCATACAGTACTAATACCTTTTTCTATAGCAGCATTTATAGCAGCATCCAGTTTCATTTTAGTTTGAACATCTGTTTTTGGAACTAGAATTGTACAACTGTACTTTTCTTCTTGCCCTTTTTCTGCTGCATAAGGCTTAAATAAATGCACATAACTTAATCTTACTTTCCCTGTCATTACTCTTGTTTCATTAGCCATTAAAATCACTTCTCCTTTATAAATTATTAATATCATCTACTACACTAAATTCATCTTCTGCCTTTATCTTGTTTGTTATAGCTTCTCTTTTATCAGACGCCTCTACAAGAGTTGGCTTACCTACATTCATAACTATTAAATCTCCAACTAAATTGTTAAAATCTTTTTTACCTATTACCTTTTCTATTTGTGCTAAAGTTAAGTACTTTCTTTCATATAAAAGTTCTTCAGCTATTCCATTATCAACCAGTACCTTTATAGCCTCATCAGTATTTTTAAAACTTCTACTACCTCTACCATTAACTGCCTTCCAACCAGGTACTTCATTACCTTTTAAACTTTCAGATAAAGCATATTCTTTCAAGTCCTCAGCCCATTTAGCTAAATCTTTTGCTTTTTCTAATATCTCTCCTATTTCTTCTAAGGTTAATTGGTCTGCTGCTTTAAATTCATACTTAGCAAGTTCAAGGTTTACATTGGCTCTTTCTTTACAAATAGCTTTTGCTTTACAAAACTTGCAATGTTCTCCACAGTTAAAATCTCCTTCACCTTTTAAAGCCATAGTAGCTTTTTCTTGGGCTATCTTTGCAAACTCTAATAAATAATCCAAGCTACATTCCCAAGTGTCTATATTAGCCAAGCGAGGTTGCACAATAGACGTTTTTATATGAGCTATTGGGAATATCATTTCATAAGCAAGATATGCACCTAATGCATACAGAAGTAACTGTTTGTTATTTTCTACACTTACAGGAACTCCTTTCCCATACTTAAAATCTATAACATGTAAGGTATCATTAGAGATTAGAATACAGTCAGCAGTACCAAAGCCGTCAGGAACATATTCTGAAAAATCTACTTTCTGTTCTACTGCTATATGTGGGCTAGTTGAGTAACTGTACATCTGTTCCTGGATAAACTCCACATACTCATCTGTGTATCCTTGCATTTCTTCTTGATATAACTCTTTTTCTTTTAGCTTCTTCATTGCAGCTGTAAATTTCCTAGAAGTTAATCCAGGATCTATTAATTTTCTTACCTTCAATTCTGCTATTTCATGTGCCAAACTACCTTCTTTTGCATATTCACTTTCTACATCTTCAAACTGTTCACAGAGTTTGACAGAAGGTGGACAAGCTATCCACCTTGCAGCACTAGAGGGTCCTAAAAGTGCATGTGCCATTAAACATCAGCTCCTAAGTTTTTAAGTTCTTGAACAAAAGCTCCATATTTTTCTTTTGGTAAAACTGTTATAGCCTTAACCCCAAAACTAGCTAATAGATTTACTAATACTGTTCTGTTATTATTTATGTCCTTATTTACCCAAGCAGCTGCTATTTTTTGCAAATCTGCTGCAGTATATTCAGCTGTCTTAGTTGGTAAAGGAGTTGCAACCTCTATAGGCGCTTCTTCCTTTTTAGCTGGTGCAGTAGGCAGTTTAGGAGCAGGAGCTTCTTCTACCTTTTTAACTTCTTCTTTCTTATCTTCTACTTTAGGGGTAGTTTTTTCTACGGCTCTTGCATTATCTAATGCTTTACTAATTGCTTTTTCTGTACTATTTATTACCTCAGTACAGTTAGCTTCTATGAACTCTCTTATTTCCTTTTTAACTTTTTCAACACTTCCAGTAAATTCTACTTTTACCATTTTTATATCCTCCTATTTGCATTTTTTTAAATTATGTGGTACTTTATATTTAAAAGTTGAATGATTGTCTGTTGTTGATGTGGTAGTCGCAACAGACTTTTTATTTTCCAGCATACTGAACACCTCCTTTAAACTGCGTAATTCCAAAGCTCTATCACAGGTTTTATTAATGTTTCTCCAGTAACAACATTTGATAGAACTGCGATGTCTCCGTCTTCTAAAACTAATTCATAATAATGTCCATCTATTAAAAACATTTATTCCTCCTATAACTTATCTACAAGTCTTATAATAAGTTCTCCAATTCTTACCTTCTCATTTATCGCTTTAAGTTCTCTGAAATCATCCATATATGATTCCAACATTTCTTTTATAATTTCTTGCTTATAGCTAGATTTGTTGGCAGGCATTTCTTTTAAAACCTTATATTCTGTGCCTATTTTTTCTAAGTAGCCTTTATTTTTCAATCTATTAAGGTAAGTTTTAACAACACCCTCGCTCATATTCAAATCATCTGAAATTTCTTTATTTGTTGCAAAAGTATTACTTCTTACATATTCCAATACTTCCTCTATTTTAGTCATTTTTGCTCTCTCCTTTAATCTCTCAATGCCACAGGCATAACTATATAAAATAGATTATCTTTACTAAACTGACAAGCATTCCTATTATTTTTAGCTAAAGCAATATCAAACTTTTCATCTTTCACATACTTCAACCATAAGTCCATATATTTAAAATTCAGAGTAGTTTTTAACTTAGCCCCTTTATTGTCTAGTTCTAAAACATCTAGTAGCAGTACAGAGTTTCCGTTAGGATACGCTTCTACTATCAGCTTTCCATCTTCAAAAGAGAAGTATCTTTTTATATCAGATGAATCTACCAGTTTTAACATTTTCCAAACTATATCATCAGTTATTTTTTCCATGGCTTTTCCACTTGAATAGCTTTCATATTCGTAGTTATTGATGAATGTTTTTATATCAGGTACCTTTGCATTAGGAATAGGATCATATTCTGTTACCTCATCTTTTACTTGAATGGCTAATCTTCCATCTTTTAGTACTGCCATAGATTTAGCTTTTTTAAGTTCTTCTAATACTGATACCGAGTAAATCTTAGTATCTGTTCCTGGTAATTCTTCTCTTGTATCTCTTACTACTGCTAATCTATATGTATCAGTGAATCCAACATAACTTCCTGATACAATTAAACCATTAATACTTTCATTTTTAGCAATTGTAGAAAAGTGCATTAAACTTTTTATTTCTTTTTCTTGTAGTACTAAAACTTGTTTTCCCATATTTTGTGCATTATATTCTTTTATATCCATTATTGTTCTTCCTCCATTTTGTTTCTATCTTCTTCTATTTCTTCTAAAATCATAGACCAGATTCCTGTTACACCATATTTTCCAAACCCTCTTAAACATACAAACTTAGTACCTTTATGAATTTCAATGTTTTTAAACTCATAATCTATTCTAATTTTGTACTCTCCCATAACCTCATTTAGCTTTAAAGTATAGATATGTTTAAGTATTTCTGCATTACCATCTACATCTTTGCTATCTTTAAAGCAAACAGTAACCTCTTTGTTATCTATCCAAATTCTGTCTGCCTCTTCTTGCATAACTTCCAGTATTTTATCTATAAATTTTGCTTTTAACATAAAATTTCCTCCTTGATATTTTTTAATATTTGTAGTAAAATCAAGGGTAAGTAGAGTAATACTTGCCCTATTTTTTGTTAACATCTGTTTTAGTTTGACCGCTGTCAACAGATGTTTTTCTTTTTTCTAAACCATATCTTTCTCTCAAATAATTTTCATTCACCTTCCCTTGTATAGTTAAAAAACCTTTTTCTTTAAGTTCAGAATTAAGTGTTCTAATAGCTTTATATGCCATTGCTTGGCTACAACCTAATAATTCAATTACTCTATTTACATCTGCAAACTCTAACATAATCATCACATCCAGTTTTCTAGCTTTTTAAAAGGATAATTAAGAACTCTAAGTACCCACTTAATCTTATGTTTGATAATTTCTTTAAATTTTGCTTTTCCAAAATTCTCTTTAAGTAACATTCTTTCCACCTCTTTTCTTTGATTTGGTTTTTACTTTTGCTTTATAATATTTACAAAGTTTATCTGCTAAATTCATATTCGCGATAAAATCCATATTAGTTATATTAGTTTTTTCTCCAAATCTTTTTATAGAGCAATTACGATCCCAATATGCGAAGTAACTTATCCTTAAAGCTCCCTTACATAGTTTTACAAACTCTCTTTTCTTTCTAAGCTCTCTTAATTTCTTTTTCATTTTTAGCCTCCATTTCTATATATTTTTTGATAACTTCAACAGCCTCTACCAATTTAATTCCTGCTGGAAAAGGTATTACATTTACCCATTTTTTAAAAGTTTTACAATTCACTTTTATACCTCCCTATATCATTCCCTTATATAATATTTCCAATTTCTCTAATGCTTCATCTAGTTTCGGATGCTTACTACCAACTATTTTTCTTTTTGTTTCTGTGTACCAACTCTTAGCCAATTCCTTATTAGAATAGTGTTCAAAATCTACTCCTAAGAAATCTAACTGTTGCTTTCCTCCTAACTTAACCAAGCCAAATATAGTTTTTGTTGACTTTGATATAAAATATAAATCTTCCATTTCTTATTCTCCTTTTATTTCCTCCATTGTGTTATAATCTGTTCAGGGAGGTGATTATTAATGCCAAAAGATATTGTTCCTAACTATCCAAAGGATATAACCTATAATGACCCAAGTGAATTTGAATATCTTACAAAAGAAGAACAAGATATTCTTTTAGATTGGTGTGATTTAATACTTAAGATAAGTATAATAAACACCAAACACACATCTTATGGATTGAAACATCTATTTTCTAGGTCAAGAGATGGCTTCTACATCTCAAACGGTACTTTCAAGGGAGCTATGCTTAAACTTGGGTTCAAGTATACCCCAACCGACAGCGGTATAAATTGGATGTTTAATATCTCTGAGAAATCTTTAAAACAGCTTGTAGCTAGAGATAGATAATTCCTTATATCTCTATTTCTACACACTCAAACTTCTCAAAAGCAACGAATCCATTTTCTTTTAAAATATTTGTAACAGTAGTTTTTCCTGTTGCTTTTTGAGAGCCTTTTATAATTATTACTTTTCCAGATTTCATAGCCTCACAAATCTCTTTTACTTTTTTAGGACTTATATAGTCTGGAAAAGTAATTTTTGATATCGGTAAAGTATTATTAAATTTCATATTCATCCTTCCAAATTACCAAGGTTCAAATAAGCTACATAATTGATTACCATCACAGTCAGAATAAATGCAGTCAGCACATGTATAACCTCTTCTAGGATAGCCATTGGCGTACTCATCATCTGTTCTGTCATCATTTTCCATTTCATCTTCTAATTCTTCTTCATAATCTTTGTTTTCTAATTCTTCTTCGATTTCTTCATAATCTTTGTTCATGATGCCTCCTTAATCTACTCAAAAAATATTTCATCTAAAATTTCTTCAGGATATGTATTTATTAACCCATATCTACTATCCACGACCTTACCAACTAAAACATTTCTTTCCTTACATAACTTTGTTGCTTTTCTTCCAATAGCACTGCTGTTATATTCATCAGGTCTTATACCTTTCATATTTGCATAAGCTATAACTGTTAATTGATTACTTGTTATTGTTCTTCTGCAATTATGTTCAAGTCTTCTTACTCCTTGTTCTACTGCTCCTACTCTGCTATCCATTTCAACTAAGATTTGAGCTTGTGCTAATAGCTGTTGTACTGGAGATAAAACTTTAGTTGGGTGACTAACCTTTTCTATCAATTTAAATCTAACTACTGCATCATATCTTGCTGCTAGTTGTAAAACTCCTTCTCTTGTTAAGACATACATTGGTAATGTTCTTCCAGTTCTATCTTGATATTCACTCGGCACAAAAATGTGCTCAGTAAAAATTCCTTGAGATGTAAGCTTTTCTATCTCATCTCTTATATCTCTCAAAACGCTTTTATGTTCCTTACCTGTTATTTCTGCAACTTCTAATGAAGTCATTTGTGTTACTGTTGTTAATTGCATTTCATATCTTCTCCTTTCTTAGTTTATTTAAACTAAACTAATTTATTAAAAAAATATAAGCTTACTTCGTTTTCTGGGATTTTTAACAGAATAATAGATTTACGAATTTCTGATTGAGTAAAATCAACTTTATTATTTAATTTAGCTGAAATACTCGCTTTAGATATCCCTAAAGCTTCTGCAAATTTATAATTAGACTTGTATACTTCTGTTATTTTTCCTTCTAACTTGCTATAATCAAACATATTCTCACCTACCTTTATAGTTTATATTAACTAAACCAAATATAGCATATTATATTTTTTTTGTCAATAAAAAAGTTTAGTTTTTTTTAATCATTATAAAAAATTGTTGATTTTTATTAAACTTTATTATATAATC